ATTCAGAAAAAGAAAAAGAAGCTGCAGCGGACAATATCCGACAGACTGTTGCACAGCAGCAGGCTGATAAGATTGACGGAAAATTAGAATTCAAGCAAGGTGACACCTATTCAATTATTGACAAAGAAGACGGCACACAACACTCTTTGTCTATAATTGGTGATGCAATAGACGAAAAGACAGGACAGGTTAATCCTGAAATGGTGCTTGTTGATATTGATGGAGCTCAGCAGCCTATTCTGTTGCCAAAAGAACAAGTACAGCAGCAGGTTGATGAGGCACGTCGAGCAGCCGTTGCAGCAACGCAGGTTGTAGAGAACGCACCAACTACCAATACTAATAATACTTACAGCATAAACGATGAGGTTACGCTCTCTGATGAGAATGGAAATACTGTTCGTGGAAGTATAACAGCCCCTGAGAATGAAGATGGTAAGTTTGAAGTCTACACAGAGCAGCCCATTAATGGTAAGAAAGTAAATCTGTTTAGTGCAGAAGAACTTGACACTATGACGAAAGCACCTACAGATGTTGTAGAAAACACAACAACTCAGCAGCCACAACAGCAGGAAGATACAGAGAAGTCTATAGAAAAGGAAACCCCACAACAGCAAACAACAGCTTTGGAGCGCATTCCTAAAGACGAATCTGGTCAGCCTCTTTATGAGCAGACAGAACCCGAAACGGCGTGGGATGCTATTGTAGAGCAGACGGAAGGTGACACGAGTATGGCACAAACTGTTGCCGATGATATGGTGTCAGATTTGGAAGCTGGTGTAAAAAAGGCTGAAAAAACCAAAACAAAGAGTGGTGGCAGCATTGCTGAGAAGATTGCAGCAGAAAAAGAACGTGCTGCGGTTATTGAACAGGCAAAGGCAACACTTGCACATTGGAGGAAGATTGCTGCTGTTAATCGTATGCGTGAAGCTGCAATACAAGCAGAGGAACAGCGCAAAGCTGATGAAGTGGCACGTGTACGTAAGGAACAGGAAGAGAAAGAACGTGTAGAGCAAGAAGAAGCAGAACGTATCAAGCGTGAAGCTCTTAATGGTGTACCCGATTTTGTAGAAGATAAGGCAACCGATGCACGAGCAAGAGGCTACAGGCGTGTTAATGGAGATAAGGTAGATAGACAAGAGCCTATTAACGCAACGAAAGGTAAAGAAGTGCAGGTTAAATTTGATGATGATAACATCCCAACAGGACACGTTGCAATCATCGAAGCTAATCAGTTACAACCAAGCCATAAGAATGGGCAACGAAATCCACAGCATTTCATTGACGAGGCACAGCCAAAAGAGCGTAAAGACGATGCAAGTGTAGGCGCAGCACGCAAGATTGCGGCAAATATTCGCCCAGAAGAAATAACATCATCCATTACAGCTTATACTGGCGCACCAACAGTGAATAGCCGTGGAGAGGTTATTCAAGGCAATAATCGAAGTGCCGCGCTTCGTGAAATGTGGGACAATCATCAGGAGCAAGGCGATAAGTACAAGCAGTATCTTATCGATCATGCAGAATCATTTGGTTTAAGACCAGAAGACATTGCAGCAATGGATAAGCCTGTACTTGTTAATATGCTCGATGTGAACGATGATGAGGCTATTTCATTAGGTCAATTTGTAGCAAGTGATACAGAAAGCGGAGGTACAGAACGCATCAAGCCTAAGAATGTTGTTAAGAAACTTGGTGACAAGATGAAGAACTTTGCAAACATTCTTCTGCGAGCTAATGACGAGAACATCTCTTTTGCAGAGCTTGTTGATAGCAATGGTGTGGACGCTTTAAAGTGGCTAAACGCTAATGGAGTGATTAGTCCAACACAGTATAAGAGTGCATTTGATAGCAAAGGCAACATCACAGCTGAAGCAAAGAATGATATCAAGGGTATTATGTATCAAAGTATCTTTGAGGGTGGTAATACACAGCTTGAGGAGATGTTTAACGCACTACCTGCAAAAGCACAGAAAGCAATTCTTGCAACGGCATATCGTGATTATGACAGTCCACAAAGCGAACGTATGATAGGGGATATTCAGGACTCTATCATGGCATATTATGCTCTGTCACATGATAGTATGTTTATGAATGCAAAGAATCATAAAGATGCACGTATAGCTGTTGAAGCATGGAGAAGACAACTTGCTTTTGACGATGTTACAGGAGAAAGTTACCTTCCTGCAGAAAAATATAGTAACTTTGCATTATTGCTTGCGACTATGTACAAAGGCGATAATCAGTCGCTCATACAGGGTACGTTCAATAAGATGTATGACCTTATACAAGGCACACAAGAAGAAACTCTGTTTGAGCAACCTGATAACACGCCACGTTCACTTGCGCAGGCAATCAAAGAAACATTAAATATAGAATATAATGGACAACAAGGAAGCAATGTATTGGCTGGCGATAATTCAGCAAGCCAAGAAGGGAGAACAGGAAGCAATGGAGATGCTACGTCAAGAGGACGAAGTGAGGATATCGATGGGGCAGAAGCCAATCAAGGAGGAACTGAAGGAGATACTGGAAGAAGCGGAAGTGGACAAAGCAGTGGAGGCAGCCAAGAAGAGGTTGCAACAGAAAACTCACATTTAACGAAAAAGGAGGCTGCTGATTTTATAGCTCAAATGGAATTGGGTGCAGATGTAGCACAAGAAATTCCGTTAACAATAGAAAATTGGGATAAAGAATTTGGAGAAGATGGTATAGTTTCCACCCCTATTGGTGACGTTAAAATGGGTGAGAACCAATTTGCAAAACTTATGCGAGCAGGTCGTAATGGCAAATTGGGAATGCTAAAACCAACGTTGGAATATCCAGATACCATTGTAGAAGAAAATAGTAAAGCAAAGGAGGGAACGCATACAGAACGACCATCTTCTTTCATCTTTATAAAGTCTTTCAGGAAGTCTGACGGAACACGTTATTACTATTTCACATCAATAACTGTTAGTGTTGATGGGAAAGAAGTCGTTGTTTCCAATCAAGAAAAAAGCCGTAACAGAATATTACGGCTCTTGATGGAGGGTAGTGTTATTTGGCGCACTCCGAAAGATGCGACTACTTCTTCGGCTGAGAAGCAAGGTTTGGACTATGTTCACCCTGATAAAGCCGAGGGCGAGACAAAGGGCTCGGAAATAACTCCTCAAAACACTCCTTCTGTTGGCAAAGATAAACAATCTTCTGCTACAAAGCAAGAAATTGTAGACAATTATTTAGAAAAGCCTGCAAGTGGTGAAGATTTGTTCGCAATGGCTGAACGTGTAGCGGAAGAGGATAAAGCTAAGCGTACACGTAAAAAAGAGGAAGCAAAGGTTGATACTAATCCGACTGAGGCACAGAAAGAAGCTGGTAACTACAAGAAGGGTCATATCAAGATAGATGGCTTCAATGTCACTATTGAACAACCTAAGGGTAGTGTTCGTCGTGGTAAGGACGCAAATGGCAAGGAATGGGAAACCGAGATGCATAATACCTACGGATATATTCGAGGCACGGAAAGCGTTGATGGTGATCATATCGACATCTTCTTGTCAGATAACCCAACAGAGGGTAACGTCTTTGTTGTAGACCAAGTAAACAAAGATGGTTCTTTCGATGAACATAAGGTAATGTACGGATTCTCTGATATGGAGAGCGCAAGGAAAGCATATCTTTCTAATTATGAAGAGGGATGGCAAGGCTTGGGCAACATTACAGAAGTTAGCAAGGAAGAATTCAAGAAGTGGATTGATAGCAGTAAACGCAAGACAAAACCGTTTGCAGAATATTCTACTGTCAAGACGCAAGGCGATGTGCAGACTAAGAAGCCGACAGAAACCGAAGATTTTGCTCGACAAGATTTAAAAGAACTCGAAGATTTCCAAAAGAACACAGATACAACAGGGCGTACTACAATAGATGTAGATCGATACGAGGCAGAAGATTTGTTTGCACCATTGTTGCTTGACGGCAAGACCTCGAGGCTGGGTGTTTTAACCGTAGTGCCAGACAAGATAACTGACCCGAGCGGACAGATTGCTGTGTATGACTATTCTGACGAAATAGACGAAAAGACGAACAGTGGCTGGCAGAAGTGGGGAGACCTTACTGATGAATATAATAAGACGGTAGATAGCAGCGATAAAGCCCAAGAGCGAGGAGATACTGCGACGTTAGGTTTTACGAGTGTTGATGCAGCTTTGAAGTTCTATGATTGGTTGAATACAGGTGGACCAAAAAGTGCTAATAAGGTATTGGAGCAGAGTAATGAGCCAATGAATGCAGATGGGCATGAATATCAGGAAAACGGTTCATTGCAGTATTCGACAGAAGATTTAACCAATAACACTACAGCAAAGCGGTTAGCCACAGACACCATCTTGTCAGCCTTAAACAAGGCAGGTATAGAAGTTGTGCGTGCTACTGATGAGCAAGTGCAAGAGTTGCTTGCCAACACCCATGCAACCTCCCTACGCACCCCACAAGGCACTATTTACGGCTGGGCAGTCGATGGCAAGATTTATCTTACAGAAGCAGGCATAAACCCTGACACGCCAATCCATGAGTACACGCACTTGTGGGCAGAAGCGATGATGTCAAAGAATAAGCAAGGTTGGAATAATATAAAAACATTGCTTAAAGGTACTTCCGTGTGGGAAGAGGTCGTCTCAGATTCTAATTATTCCAATATTACGAACAATGAAGATGCTGTTGCAAGTGAGGTTTTGAGTCGCATCAGTGGCAGAGAAAATGCAGCGAGAATGGAATCAGAAGCACAGAAAGTCATAGATGAAGACAAAGATGTTTTTGAAAAAGCAAAATCTGTAACATTGCTAAACCGAATAAAACGTGCATTGGATATGTTTTGGAAATGGGTAGGTAAAGAACTGTTCAAGATAAAGAAATTTGGTTCAATTAACGAGGTGACAGATAGGGTACTATATGACCTTATGCATAGCACAAAACTTAACTCTAATGACAAATCCCTTATAGGTGTGCATAACATATCGGAGCAAAAGCTTCGTAAAGTTTTAAAGCAAGGAGGATTTGCTAATCCGTCTATAGCTGTTATTGACACAGATAAGCAGGTGCATAATGATTATGGGGAAATCTCTCTCATTTTGCCATCTCGTAAGATTAACAAGTCTACAGGTAAAAATGCAGGAACGTTCGAGGGCGATGCATGGACACCTATGTACCCTGTTGTCGAAAAACAAATAAGTAGCGATGGCAGAATAACGATACATAACGACATCAATGCTGTGCCAAAGGATATGCAGAGTGAAGTCCGTAATGCATTAAATAGATGGTTAGAGAATGGCTCGGACACTGATTTATCATACCTTTACTTATTCCAGCAAGGGAAAGCTCCGCAGATGATTGTCGAAAAGCCAAAATACAGCAATGAAGTTCACAAGACTCTAAACGATATTATGTTTGGCGTTAATAGCGTTTATAATTTATCAAAAAATGAAATAAAGAAACTATTAGAACTTTACATTCAAACCGAACTTGATGGAAACATTAAAGAATATAATGAAGCAATTCAAAGAAAAATTTCAAAATATGAAGAGCTAATTAAAAGAGGTAAACCTAACTCTTTGCGATATAGAGTTGCAGATAGCTACTTAGAAGATATTGAGAAATATGGATACCCTCTTTCTCCTTTAATCAACTTTGTAAATGATGTGCAGAGAGATAAAATTAAGCAAGGAAGCAAAAATGCACAAAAGACTCTTAACACAGCAAGTCAAATCATAAAAGATGCTGGTCTTGAAAAAGATTTTAAGAACTGGATAGAGGGTTTAAATAATCGTTACCAAACAAAAGAGGTTATTTTTGACGGCTTTACTCCAACAGGCAAACGTAGATATATCCCTAATACGTTAGAGAATGTATCTAAAATTATGAAAAAACAGGGACGACAAGCCTCTGCAGGGATAAGCATATCATTTTCCAACTTTGCTGCAGCCGTAATGAAAGCAAACGGAAGTCTTGATAATATCAGAAAGAAGAAAAGCAAACTCACAAATGAGCATAAAGATATAGAAGACTTTGAAGAAAAATGGAAAGAAGTATATTTCGACTTAGCAATGAAATTACAGCCAAATGCGAATATGTTTGATGATTACGGATTTGCACGCTTACAAGAGGCTGCGAATGAGAAAAACCCGCAAACATACATTAGAAATGTTTATGGGATAACGTTATCAGAAGAAGATGTTCAGAAGTTACAAGACTTGGTGGAAGCTATTCGAGAAGAAAGACCAGCGTTGTATTTTGAAACAAAATTTGAGCGTCCTGTTATTCTCAATGAATTCTCTAAGGCTGTTGTACCAGAAGACCTCTCTGATGATTTGAAAAAGACATTAAGAGATAATGGTGTAGAAGTATTCACATATAAGCGAGGAGATATTGAAGAAAGACAAAAAGCAACTCAGGAGGCTGCTTACAGCAGTAATGATATAGCTTTTCAAGTAATAGATAACAGCAGAGATTCTGAACTAATTGCTATCAACGAACAGTTCAATAGAGAACTGGCAGAGCTGACGGAAGAAAATGCACAATCGAAACGATTAAAGTTAGGTTATCCTTCACCTATGCTGTCGGCTGCAGGTGTTCCTGATAAGCCTATCATTCTCTATGGTAATAAGCTTTTGAAGAAAGCAAAACTCCATAATTTTGATGTCAAGGAGCTGCACAACCTGCCTCTTGCCATGCAAAACCCTATTGCAGTATTTGAGGGTAGTCATCCAAATAGTTTTGCTACGCTATTAGAAATCAAGTTAGGAGGACACAATACACTTGCAAGTATAGAAGTAAATAAGAAGGGAGAAGCTGACTTTAATTTCATTTCCTCTTTGTTTGGCAAAGAGAGCAAAGGTGTAACCAAGTGGATATTGGACGGAAAACTATTAAGCGTGGATAAAGAAAAAGCCCAATCTTATATAAGCGCTTCTGCTCTCAATGCAGATGCCACATATAAAAATGAGCTTTCTTCTGCTGCAAAGATAGTGAAAGATTTTGTAAATCCTGTAATACAAGACGAAAATCTTTTGCGTGATGATACAGACACTCTTTCAGACATTGAATACGAAGATGGAAATTTTAGTGAGCTTACAGCAGAAGAGCCACTCTTTAATGTTTCTTCATCCATCAGAAGTCTTATAGAGGGTAATTTGTTTAGCGAAGTAGATTTTAGTGATTCACCAAATAAGAATGTGAATCAAGCAATTTCTAAGCTAACAGACGACGAACTCTTAAAGGAAATCGCTAAAGGTGATAGCAAAGAATGGAACTTCTACATGGAAGAATATGATCGTCGCCATAATAAAGAGTTTCAGGAAGCTGTGGAAAGGTACATGAACTCGCTTGAGGACGAAAAGACCTCATTAGATACTGCGTACGGCTCATATGTCAATGTTGCAAAGAATTGGTCTAATGGCGGTTATCATACGACAGAACGCACTTTACTGCGTGCTCAACTTGATGCAATTGAGGATTATGTAAGTAAAAAAGAGAGCGAACAACTTTCAAGCGTAGAAAGCGAGACTTACCACCAAGCCAAAGAGACTGTAAGAAAAGTGGGCTACGACCTTACACGTCTGCGTCTACGTCCTTTAGAAGAGGGCGAAGCTTGCCACGTGGAACGTAGATATACAGAAAGTAACGGTTTTAGTTTTACAGGAAAGGAGCATATTGAAAGTATTGAGGATATTGCATATATCTTCAAACAGCTTGAAACATCATCTGTCGAAAACTCGTTTCTGGTGTTGATAAAAGATGGAACCCCAACAGTCCTTCACCTCTCTATTGGCGCATACGCTACAACCTTAGCTCCTATCGAGCAAGCTATTGTGGCTGCTGATGCTATTAATCCAGATAAGGTGCTGTTTGTTCACAACCATCCAAGTGGAAACATATCTGCAAGTAAGCAAGATATGGATGTGCAAAAGAAGATGAAGGAAATCTTTGGAGGGAAAGTGATGCCAGCAATCATTATCAATACCACAAGTGGCAAATTTGGTATGTTCTCAGAAGGCGGAAGGCTTGAAGATGGAAATATTCCTTTGCCTGATGAACATAATAATATCCCTATTAATGTATATCAGTTTAGTCAGCAGGTATTTGCAAAAGACTGGAACCCTGAGTTCGCTTTCAGAGCTGTAAGCCCAGAAAGTATTGCAGAGTATGTTAGTAGTCATCGTCTTGGCGAACACAAGAAAATGAGTCTTATTATCCTTGACCAAGCTGGACATGTCACAGGAAACGTATTCCTTCCATGGACAAAGTTAACAGATGTAGATAGTCATAAGAATATTATGCAAATAATCTCTTATGTCAATCAGATGGGTGGTCGCTCTGCTATCTTATATGGAAATTATGAACTCGGAGAGGATACACGAGATACTAATAAATCTATCTTTAAGATTAAGACCGCATTTTCTAATAGCGCCTTACACCTCATGGATGTTATCAATATTGATGATAGCGCACTCGATAGAGGCGCCATGGAGGAAGACGTTGAATATGGCAAGCGCAATCTTGATGAAGAAAAATATCGAGAAGGCTATGGTTCATATACTAATAGCGAGTTGAGCTTTATTAATGACCCAGTTGCAAAAATGCTTGGTAAGAGCAACCGTGCGGAGGAAGCCCACAAGGCTTTTGCGGAAAGGGAACGCCAGCGCATGATAAGTCGTATAAGTGAGCTTGCTGACAGGTTACATCTTGATAATATTGAAACCGTTACAGATAGTAACAGCTTGCAAGGAAAGAAAGCTAAGGCAAAAGGATTCTATTCTAAGAGTAGTGGAAAAATCACCATCGTTATCCCTAATCATGCAAGTGTAGAAGATGTAGAGAAGACTCTGCTACATGAAGCTGTAGCGCATTATGGGCTAAGGAAATTGTTTGGCGAACACTTTGAGACGTTCCTTGACAACGTTTATCAGAATGTTGAACCAGAAATAAGACGTATTATAACAAGTCAAGCAGCAAATAACAACTGGGATTTCCGTACAGCAACAGAAGAGTATCTTGCAGGACTGGCAGAACGAACAGACTTCGAGAGAGTTCATTATGCAATATGGAATAAGATAAAAAGTTTATTCCTAAAGATGTTACATAGTATCGGTTTTGAGGGCTGGTCAGCTACAGAATTAAGTGACAACGAACTTCGTTATTTGCTATGGCGTAGCTATGAAAATATGAAAGAGCCAGGTAGATATCGCAGCATATTAGGTGAGGCAGAAGATGTAGTAAAGCAAAATGAGTTAAAGGTTGGAAACTATGATCAGCAGGACACTAATTCTTCTAATGTAGCTGAGCGAGGGATTCTATATAGAGAAGATGATTCAAAAGAGAAAGAGCGAGTTAATGCGAGAGAGCAGTACGAACAGCGTGTTAATAAAGCAATGTTCCAGACACAAGAAGCCTTGCAAGATAGTATGCTTGGTCTCAAAGAGGCAATGAATGCTATTACTAAGGCTGAGGGAAAGAATGTTAATATTGAAGACATTGACGGATATGAAAACGCCTACTTAGGCGAAAATAGACTGTCATCAGTGAATAAAGCAGAGGCGGATGCTTTTGCGCACCTTTTGTTTAAGCCAATGCTTGCAGAAGTTTCTAAGATTTGCAAGAATGCGCAAGAACGTAGTGAACTTGTGGATTACATGATGGCAAAGCACGGCTTGGAACGTAATGCTATCATGCGTAAGCGTGCGATAGAAGATATCCTTAATAACGAAAAGTTAAGCGATGCTCAAAAGAGTGCACGTGCAGGTCTTGCAGAATATCGCGACTATGCAGGACTTACTGCATTAACAGGTAAAGATAATGTAACAGAGGCAGAAGTAGATGCGGAAACGATGGTATCAGAGTACGAGAGTACTCATGATACTACCAATCTATGGGACAAGGTTAATGCCGTAAACGCTGCAATCTTATCTAAAAGTTACGAGTGTGGAATGATGGATAAGGACACTTATGAGAAAATAAGCGATATGTACAAATACTATATTCCACTTCGTGGCTTTGATGAGACAACAAGCGAGGAAGCATACGCATACCTTTTGCATCAGAGTAGCGCATTTAATGCACCAATTAAAGTTGCCAAGGGACGTTCTTCTAAAGCTGATGACCCTTTTGCGAATATGCAAAGTATGGCTGAGAGTGCTATAACGCAGGGAAATAGAAACAAACTTGTTAAACAGCGCTTCTTTAACTTTGTACTCAATCATCCAAGTGACCTCGTTAGCATTAGCGACATGTGGTTAAAATATGATGATGTGGCAGACGAGTGGAAGCCAGTATTCCCTGACAACTTTGAGGAAAACGATTCCGCAGAGGATATTGAACAGAAATTGAACGAGTTTGAGGATAAAATGAAAAAGCTTGCTGAGCAGGCTCCAGACAAGTATAAACATGGAAAGGAAACCACAAATATTCCTTATAGAGTTGTCGATAGCCGTGACTTGCGTCAGCATCAAGTACTTGTTAAACGTGGAGGAAGAGACTATATCTTAACTCTTAATGGTAATCCACGAGCTGCTCAAGCTCTCAATGGGCAGACTAATCCAGACAATGATACATCTGGTGCTATTGGTGCAATTCTCAAAGCAGGAGAGATGGTTAATAGACAACTAAGTGCGTTCTATACTACAAGAAATCCAGACTTTGTTGTTTCAAACTTTATTCGAGATATGCTTTTCTCTAACTCAATAGTATGGGTAAAGGAGAGTCCGAATTACGCATTACGTTTCCATAGAAACATTGCACGTTGCAACCCTGCACAAATAAAAGTCCTTCTTGCAAAGCATAGAAAAGGAACGCTTGATATGAATAATAAACTGGAACATATGTTCTATCAGTTTATGATGAATGGTGGCGAAACAGGCTATGCAAATGTGAGAGATATTGAGCAGCATAAGAATGATATTCGTAGAGAGTTGAAGCGTACTAATGGTAAACTAAGTATTACAAAGGCTTTTAATTTACTTGGAGAAAAACTTGATGAGTATAATCGCGCTGTTGAGAACTGCGCACGCTTTGCAGCTTACCTTACATCACGTGAGATGGGTAGAACAGTAGAACGTTCTATCTACGATGCAAAAGAAATATCTGTAAACTTCAATAAGAAAGGTAGTGGTGCGAAGTTTATGAACGCTGTTGGGCAGACTAAAATCGGTACTGCAAGTGCTTTTGTTTCGGGTATAGGGCGCAGCGGATTTGTTTTCTGGAATGCTGCAATACAAGGTACAACAAACTTTGGTAGACAGTTTAAGAAACATCCTGCTAAGGCTTTTACCGCTTCGGCAATAATGTTCTTACTTGGCGCTGTAATTGCAGGTATAGGAATGGGAGATGGAGATGACGACGCAGATGCAGATAGTTATTGGAACTTGCCTGAATATGTAAGGCGTAGCAATATCTTGTTTAAGATAGGAGATCAATGGGTATCTATTCCATTACCTGTAGAGTATCGTGCAATCTATGGTATGGGAGAACTTATGGTAAGTGCTATGAGTGGAAAGGAACATTTTACAGGGTCAGAGTTAGGTAAGGCAATAGCTGGACAGGCAACTCAGGTTCTTCCTATTGACTTTTTAGAAGGTGGAGGCGGTGTTAAGGCTTTTGTGCCAAGTGCTGTTAAGCCATTTGCAGAAGTCTATAGCAATAAGGGTTGGACAGGTATGCCTATCTATAAAGACACTCCTTATAATAAGTACATGCCAGAATGGACAAAAGCATACAAGAGCGCTAACAAATATCTTGTTGGAATAGCCAAGACGCTTAACGAGTCTACAGGCGGAGACGCTTACACTAAGGGTTCTGTTGATATCAATCCAGCGCAGATAGAATATCTCCTCAATGGATATTTTGGTGGTGTTTCTGGCACTATAGATAAACTTTCTAAGAGTGCAGAAACTATAGCTGGGGATAGAGAGTATGACCCACGCAATTTCTTACTTCTCAATCGAATCTTAAAGAATGGAGATGAGCGTACAGAGGCACGTGCTATCAACAATGAGTATATGCGTGTCAAAGAAGAGCATGATGTCTTAAAGGCAAGAATGAAGCATTATGAGAATGATACTGACAAAGGTCTCTTTGATTATGCTGATAAGATTGATTTTCTATATAACTCTCCAGAGTTTGCTCGTTATGAGATTTTCGAAGACTATAGTAAGGATATTGATGCCCTATATCAAGAGTTGAAAGAAGCTAATGATGGAGCAGAGCATCTCTCAATTGAGAAAGAACTTACAGAACTAAAAAAAGAGATGATTGAAGAAATGAATAAGACACGTAAATAGTTAAACTTATGAAAGTGTAGGCATTGTTTATCTTTGCCTACACTATTAAATTGGATATCAATATGCATACTGTTACAAATAAAAGGGAGAAGCTTATACCGATGAGCCGTATTACTCCAAATACAAAAAATGAGGAAATGGATACGGTTGCTTTTCATGCAAACAATTTTGAGAGGCGTAGGGCTTTTGATGTACTCATGGAGGCTCAACACTACTGGAACGAAATGGAGCAGTTCCGAAAAGATAGACAGAGAAACAAAAGATACACCTACGGAGACCAATGGGACGATAAGATTTGCGTCGATGGCAAAACGATGACAGAGGAAGAGTACATCAAGCAGCAAGGTAACGTTCCGCTAAAGAATAATCTTATCCGAAGACTTGTTCGTAATGTACTTGGTGTATATCGTTCGCAATCGAAAGAGCCTACATGTGTAGCACGAGACAGAGATGAGCAGAAACTTGGAGAAACAATGTCTACCATTCTGCAATGTAATATGCAGCTCAACAGAATGAGCGAGGTATATGCACGTACAATGGAAGAGTTTTTAATCTCTGGCTTTATTGTACATCGCAAAAGTTATGGATGGCGTAACGGCAAGGAAGATTGTTGGACAGATTACGTACAACCTAACAACTTCTTCATTGATAACAATATGCGTGATTTTCGTGGTTGGGACGTAGGTTGCTTGGGAGAGGTGCACGATATTAGCTTTGGACAACTCTGTGAACAGTTTGCAGAGGCTCCTGAAGATTATCGTAAACTGAAGGACATATATAAATGGGCAGATAGTAAGGAATATATAGCGAGCTACGCAGAGAAGTTTGGCTATAGTAGACTTGATAACTTTGATTTCCTCTTCACCAGTGAGCCTGGAAGATGTCGTGTTATAGAAGTTTGGCGCAAGGAGCAGAAGCCGCGCTATCGTTGCCATGACTATCTTAATGGAGATATTTACAAAATAGATGAGGAAGATTATTACAAGGACGTTGTGGCGGTAAATGAGCAGCGTATGCAAATGGCTGAGGCTTCAGGAATGCCAGCAGAAGAAGTCCCACTTATCAAAGCTACTTGGTTCATGGATGATTATTGGTACTTCTATTACCTTTCCCCATTTGGGCATATCCTTAAGGAAGGAGAGACTCCTTTTGAACATGGAAGTCACCCTTATATCTTCAAAGCTTATCCATTTATAGATGGTGAGATTCATTCGTTTGTTAGTGATGTAATAGACCAGCAGAGGTATACTAACCGACTCATTACGCTATATGATTGGATAATGCGAGCGAGTGCTAAGGGCGTTTTGTTGATGCCAGAAGACTGTTTACCTGATGGTGTTAGCATGGAAGATATTGCTGAAAGTTGGGCGGAGTTTAACGGAGTCATATTGTTCAAGCCTTCTAAGACAGGACAAATGCCACATCAAGTAGCGAACAACTCTACTAATATTGGTATTACCGAATTACTCAATTTACAGCTAAAGTTCTTTGAGGATATATCAGGTGTGAATGGAGCTTTGCAGGGTAAGCCTGGCTTTTCTGGGCAAAGTGCATCCATGTATAATCAGCAAGTTCAGAATTCTACAATGTCATTACTTGATATGTTGGAGTGCTTCTCTTACTTTGTTATAGATGGAGCTTATAAGGACGTGAAGAATATACAGCAATTCTATGATGGGAAACGTGTGTTTAACATCGCAGGAAAGAGCGGCACACAAATCGAATACGACCCTAAGAAAATTAGAGATGTTGAATTTGACTTGTCTATTACCGAAAGTACAACAACACCAGCATATCGTCAACTTGCTAATGATGTTCTTATGCAACTATGGCAAGCTCAAGCTATCAGCGTAGAACAACTACTTGAACATGGAGACTTCCCATTTGCAGATGATTTACTGCAAAGTCTACAATCTCAAAAAGAACAGATACACCAAGGACAGTTACCTCAAGCTGTTTCACCGCAGATTATGCAAAAAGCGCAACAAGGGGCTAATATGCAAGCTGTAGACCAACTACATCAAGCGTTGCAAGCTTCATAACAAAAGGCGTAGGATAAACCTACGCCTTTTGTCTATCTTTTCTTATTTACATTCTTTTGGATATTCTCTACCGCTAAAGGGTTATTAGTAAGAGTGGCAATGCCGTCAAGACTTTGTTTTTGTCTTACGTTGTATCTTCCCATTGCACCAAGAGTAATACTGTTGCTTCTTCAATTCAATAACAGAGGCTGGCATTTCTGCTGTCCCATTTCTATATGGTGTTGCATAAAAGCACTCTCTTTCAAGGTCAGCAACAAAAGCCTTATTGGTGATATAGCCTTTGTGTTTTAGTCGACGGAAGTTAAATCTATCCATGACAAGGAGTGCTTTCTTTGTACCCGACGCAGGCATAACATAATAACGTTCACCAGTTCTCTCATGTGCCTCATTCGCTTTTCTTACCGCTTCACGATAGCGAAGGTAAGCTTTCAATTTTTTAAAAACATTCATCATCTTATTATATATTAAATTAAACTTATATTGTTGCAGCTGATACTGCTTTCTTCTTCTTGGGGACACGCATATTGACACGCATCACAATAGTTGGTATAGGCATTTCAAAGAAACATATATGAAGACCAATAGCACGTGTCATTAATAAGTCATCATGCTTACCAGTAATAGCACCAAAGGCTCCATTCTGCTTTTTCTCATAAACTACATATTCGTCTAAGCAGCGTTCGTCACGTTCTGTGTACAAATGTTCACGTACAACCTTAATTAATGTTGATATGATCATTGGCTTAGTTGCAACATTGGTGTGGAAACCATACTTACGAGGCAGACCTTCCCTAATCTCGTCTTCCGTTTGTTTACGTGCATATAGATTTGGATAGACATCTTTAATCTGATTAAGAATAAAGTGTGACAAATCACCGTCTACTTGTCTTTCCTTGTCATGTGTCTCAAGTGTGTTACTCTCGATAACAAGTAAAGAGTCATCATAGAATGCTGCTATTTGTGCAGCTTTCCAAGCAAGTATATCCATGTCAATGTGTCCGTACCACTGTGCAACTACTTCTGGTCTATCTCCATCTAACATAAACAGACGGTCAATTACTAATATAACAGACCAGTCGGCTTTTTTCGAGCGCCCACCAATATCAACTATTGTAAGATACCTATTTGTAACAATTTCTTTGTCATCAATCTCAGGTAAATCCCAAATCCATAGTAACCCTTGCGTGTCTTCTGCAAAGCGAAGATTCTTTAGTGCATCCTTTCCAGAGTCTCCATCTGCATAAACATCTCCAATATACTTAGGTGGTTTGCATGATGCTCTGAACTCATCAACTTTATATTTATCGAAAACACGCTCGCCCGAATGTACAAAGGCTTCAACGTCATCAGATGGATATTCAGATGCCATTGGGGCATGTTCATTGTATTTAGCACGCTCTTGTACATACCAGTTAATTGCTTCTAACGTTGCGCCCTGCTCCCACAACCACCACAGGTACTTTCCACTTTCAGCACGTGCCGATGAAGCACTACCATTAGTACGATTCTTCCATAGCCATATAGCAAAATCTGCCTTTTCGTTTTCATTCTCAAAAGATAGCGAGTACTGCTCTATGTCAAACCAAGAAACAAACATTGCTTCGAACTGTGAAGTTCCACGTTTAGCCGCATCATATTCTCGCTGAAAGAAGTTCCCTGTACCATTTGCTGTACTCTCGTAAACAATCATCGTATACGGCTTTAGTAAAATTCCAGAGCAAGCTGAGCGTACAATATCCTCAGGCTTCTTTCCGTCTGTAGTCTTCCAGAGTCCCACCTCGGAAAGATGTACTAAATTGTAATCTCCACCACGGCAAGAGTCTGGTCGTTCAGCAGTACCAATTTTTATCTTGCAGTTACGTTGTGGTACACGATGAATAGAACCAGAGTGTCCTACACCTACTAATTTAGACTCATTTTCATTGTAGGTTTCACCCAGCTTGTAAAGCATAGATATAGGATAGGCTTTAATCATTCGATCAAACATATCCTTTATTTCATCAGAACCAGCACCTTGATGAGCGATGATTAGTGAGTTAAGACCTACCTTGTGAATGAGCTGAAGCCATGCCATATATAACTGGGAAGTTGTAGAACCGCCCCATTGTCGTGCCTTTAGCAGAACTATTCGTATAGGCTTATTGGCTTTGCGTAAAGCTTCAAGCCGCTCTACGAACTTCCTTTGAGGTCGTGTGAGTCGAAACAACACATCTTCTCCTCCACCTTTGTTTTTGATGTAAACATACAATGCTGCCCAAAAAGCAAAGTCATAGCGGCACCTTAATCGTACAAATTGCTCTATAACTTTAAGACGATCTTCCTCAGAATATTCTACTTCTAATTCTTCTGTTAGGAATTTTATGATACTTCCACATTTGATTAATAGTTTTACCAATGGAATGCTAAGCATTTCAACAGGAATACATTGTACTTCTAATGGGAACCCATCTATACGTACTTCAACACGTTCTCCAATAGACCCTATACCACTGATAGGGTCAAACTTCTGGTAAACGTCAGTATTACGTTCGTCATTCTCTTTTAATATTTCTTTTACTTCTTTTTGCATATTACAATCGGATAGTTAAGAAGAGATGACAATATGCCACATAAATAGCAATACAGATGGAGCCAGCTATTTGTGTATGGGAATACAAAACCGACAATAAGATAGAACACCATCCATGCTTGATAGTACAATTTCCTACGCACTTCTAACGAAATAGAACCGAAGAGAAAAAAAACAACTCCAGATAGTCCCACAGTTGGTAACGCTGAAATAGGTAAGACCCGAGAAAGTGTTTCTATTGGGAATGTTACGGCAATAATATACGCAAGTATTAGCCTTTGTAATCTGATGTTGTAGATAAAAACTAAACTGATAAGGCACCAAGCGTTAAGGGTAGCGTGTATGATACCCGAATGAAAGAAAGGGTAGAGAGCTCTCCCCACCCACGAACCTCCTGCATAGATGCCAACCTCATGCAAGTCAGAAAGCTTCAATAAGGATAAAGCTATTACTATCACTGCTAAAAGCAATGACGTAACCTTTTCTTTCTTTCTTCGTATCTTTTCTTTCTCTCTTTGCATATCATAATTCTAATACTGCCAGCACTTAAATAGAATTTAGGGGCAGGCTGTGCAACAACTATCTCACAACACTTGTTTATCGACCAATGAGGGTTCTTTGTCTTGAGTTCAACAACACGTTTGTGTATTTCTTGAAACATTTCACGTTTTAGTGGGCGCATCTTATAATAAGGGTGTTTACCTTTTATAATTGCCATTACAATTTTGCTTGCCCAAATTTCTGATACCCAAAACCTCCGTGAAGGCATATTGGATATCTGTTCGCAAATGTGTGGAATACTGATATATTCGCATGAAGATATATGCTCATCATATAGCCTCATTATATCGTTCATGCGCTCTTCGGCATACTCCATAGTGGAACCTCGATGTTTCATAACGGTTTTATCTATGTTCCAAAGTTACAAAAAAGAACGTAAAAACTTAAACGATTTATATAATAATTGTATCCTATTTTTGCATTAAAACAACCATCATAAATTTAGAGATATAAGATTATGGCTGAAAATCCAACAGTTAAGAGTAATCGTGATAAGTTTAGAGAAAGGATGAGTAAGAAGTATCCTGATCATAACTTTGACGATGAAGAGGCTTTATATGGTCAAATCGGAGACGACTACGATGGATACGAAAAGGAAATTAATGGCTATAAGGAGCGTGAAAAGGCTTTCTCAGACCTTTTTACAAGTGACCCTCGCAGCGCTTCTTTCCTCACCAATTGGCGTAAGGGCGGCAACCCTGCCATAGAATTGGTACGTATGTTCGGAGACGATTTTGTAGAAGAACTGAAAGACCCTGATAAGCAGGAAGAACTTGCAAAAGCAAGTCAAGAGTATGCAGAACGTGTTGCCAAAGAGAAAGATTTTGACGAACAGTATCAAAAGAATATTGCAGAAACTCTTTCCACTATTAAGTCGATTCAAGATGAAAAGGGATGGAGCGATGAACAGGTTGACGAGATAATGGAATTCCTTGTTAACATCATGAAAGATGGAATTCTTGGTAAGTTCTCACGTGAGAGTATTGAGATGGCTTCTAAGGCTATCAATCACGATGCTAATGTTGAGGAAGCTACACATGAAGGCGAAGTTCGAGGACGTAATGCAAAGATTGATGAGAAACTTCGCAAAAAGTCCCACAATGATGGTACTGCTAACCTTAGTGGCAAGAACGGAGGTAGTGGCTCTAAACGACAAATGCCAGACCTTGGTGCTATCAGTCGCTACGACGGAGCTCAGTCTATTTGGGAGCGAGGTAGCGAAAAACGTACAGCCTACAAATAAGTACAAATTTTACTATTAATAATTCAAAACAAAAAAAAGAATGAAGAAAATTAAGAAAAGTTCGAGTTTTCTCTGTCGCATTATGCTAACATTGTTGGCTATTGTGATGGGAGCGTCAAACGGCGTGCTGATGGCTAACGCCTCTGCACTTCCAGATGCAGGAAAAACAAATGCAGGAGCAGAGGGCACTGGTGGCACTGATGGTATTGCGACAGAAACGCAGGGACGTACAGATGGTGACGAAAACTTCTACATGAGTGACGTAGACCAGCGTATCATTAAGATTCGCCCTATGGCTACGCCAGTAGACCAGATTAGCCGCTTTGCAAAATCAAGTTCTTGTGACTCATTTGTGGTGAAGTATTATTCTGTTGGAACACGTGAAATTAAGTGTACTACTACAAAGAAGGTTGGGGCTATGACCACTGGTGCCAGCACATCACTTCCTGTGAGCGACACCAATATGTTTACACTCGACGATACTATCCGTGTAGTTGGTGTTAAGGGTGTGACAGACCCTAATACAGGTAAGGCGTATACAGGTAGTAATATTCCTGACCTTGTGCTGTGTGTATGTGGTAAGGATGCTTCTACAAATGTACCTACAGTATATGCTGTAAATGGCTCTATGGATAATACCTCTAAGCAGCCAATCTTTGTCCCAGAAATCAAGAGTGGTGCTACGCTTGTAAGAATGGGTAAGGCTTGTGGAGAGTTGGATGTTCAGACTGGACGTTTCAATAATATTCCAATGCCAGAGACTCAGTACTGTCAGAACTTCATGATTCAAGTAGAACAGTCAACCTTTGAGAAGATTGCGTCAAAGGAGGTGAACTGGAACTTCTCTGATTTGGAAGAGGATGGTATCTACGACATGCGCCTTGCAATGGAGAACTCTTACCTATTTGGTGTTAAGAATGTTATCAAGCATATCGCTAAGGAGGGTATGAATACTTGGTTCACTGGTGGTATCTGGTGGATGGCAGGAAAGGATATCGAGGTTGGAAAGTGGGATGCAGCAAAGAATTGTGCAGTTATTTCAGACGAAGACCTCGTCGATATCACCAAGGATTTGTTTGTTGGTACTGGTATTGGAAACAAACGTAAGATTCTCCTCTGTGGTTCAGACATGCTTTCTGCATTCTCTAAGATTAAGAGTGACAAGTTCCGTCTAAAGGACACCGTTGAGGTTTGGAACTTGAAGTTTAAGTCATGGGATACAGACTTTGGAGAGGTTCTTACAGTTCATCATGAGTTGTTTGATGTTAATGGTATGAGTGATTGTGGCTTCGCTCTTGATCCAGAATATTTGTCTAAGAAAACACATATCTCTTGGGGTCGTAATATTCTTGACTTAAAGAAAGCAGGTATTCGTAACACCGACGCTGTAGTTATCCAGGAGGTCAGTTGTCTATACTTGCGCTATGCTAAAGCACATGCACGTATGAAGCTTGCACACGCCTAACACCAAATAAGAATTAATAACACTAAGGGGTGGGATTCTCGTACATCCCATCCCTTTTTATTTTAAAGACATGACAAAGCATTATATATCAGATTCGCATATTGCGATAAACGTTACTCTCAATGGTGGAGAAAGCATGCATCTATCTTTCATAGCACTATCAAATGGTGGCAGCGTCTTTTCAACTGATAGTGAAGAATTGCAGAATGCTATCGAGCGACATTACCGATTCGGCGATTTATTTATTCTTGATCATATTGAGGAGCCTAAGAATACATCAGAGACCGCTAATGAAGAGTATACCTCTGTTAAAGAGAGTGAGGACGGCAATATCCAGAAGATTACTGTGAACGACTTGGGAGAAGCCAAGAATTATCTTGCAGACACATTGGGTATTAGTCGCACGTCACTCCGTAGCCTTAAGACTATTCTCGAAGTTGCAAAGGCTAATAACATTGAATTCGAGGGTTTGGATAAGTAATAGCTCTATACAATGAAAGTATATCGTCTTGATGAAATAGCAAAAGACGTTCGCATAGCAATAGACCAAAATATGTCCAGTGACACACTGATAGGCTTTGATGATGTGGACACTCTTTCCTTAAACGATATCATCAAATCAAAGGTTACAGACGCGGTAAAAAGAATACATAGCACGGCACCTGTATACCTACTTGATGGAGGCAACAACTTTGGAGACGCGATTTATTGGAAGGAGCTTGAAAGTGGTTGGTGTCTGCTTCCTGAGAACTTCATGCGTCTTGTAGTATTCCAAATGGATGATTGGGAGCGTGCTGTATATCATGCTATCAGTGAGGACGATGCAGAATACAAAAAGCAAAGTAGCCGCTTTAAGGGCATACGTGGTACTCCTCAGAAGCCAGTATGTGCAATCGCTATTCGTCCAGAAGGTAAGGCTTTGGAATTTTATTCTTGCAAGAGTGAGAACGCTATGGTTAGTAGAGCAGTCTATCTTCCTTATCCTGTAATTGATGAAGATGATGGTATCGAGATTTGCGAACGCTGCTACCAAGCTATAGTTTACACCATAGCATCATTAGTATTAACAACTTATGGCAATGCTGATTTAAGTAAGGCGTTGTCAGATTTAGCAAAATCAGCATTAATATGAGTTCTGTAAAGACAACACAATTAGATGGAGACGTATCTGTTGGTCGCAATACTTCTATAGGAGGAAGTCTCACTATACAAGGTGGTGGGCGAGTTAAAGGTACTTTTGTTATAGACGGTTGGCTTGATGCAAAGAATATCAAGGGCTCCAATAAAGGAATCTTTACAACCGTCAAAAAGCTACGTGAAGCATATCCACGTCCGCACGATGGCTGGTGGGCAATTGTCGGCAATACGCTACCAAGCCCTATCTATGTAGGTGATGGAGGGGAATGGGTTGCAACTGGGGAGTCTGGCGGCACACCAACGCTTGAAGATACCGATGGTGCTTTACAAAGAGCTGTTGAAGAAGTCAAAGAGAAACTGACCGAGAGCAAGAAAGCTGTCGAGGATATGGTGAGAGAGCTGCCTATTGCTCAGGAAACAGGCGATAGTGCAACATCTGTGATGTCACAAAAAGCGGTATCAGATGCCATTAAAGGGCTTGATGACAAAGTGCGAGAAAACACCGATGCTGTTAAGGCTGTTTCTAAGTTAGAGGAGTCTATTGTTGGAAAAGAAGAGGTTGTTACACCCTATGAGTTTACACAGGGAAAAGAGCAAAGAGGACAAATATTTCCTCTCAAATGGACGAATATTGGTGGTACGTATGTTCATTTCATTATAAGTGTCGAAGGCTATAATAGCATTAAGTTGTTAGGACATTCAGAGAATGTGGTAAAGATTGCGTTCTTGAAGTCTATTGAAAATAAAAGAAACGGAGAGGATGTTCTTTTTGCAGGAGAAAACAAGCTAACTTCTATCTCTGCAAACACAGAGGTTACGCTTAAGATACCGACAGATGCAAAGTTTCTTTATGTCGAGGGTGGTACGATTTTTGGACGTAGCTACTTGCAGTCATTAACACTCATCAAGAATGCTAAGAGTGGAATATTGAAGCAGGTAGCAGCCAACAAAGAAAGCCTTGATAAGGCATTGAAGTTGGCAACAGAGAGTGCACAAGCAGCTGGAACAGCAGTTTCGTTACAGGAAAAATTATACGGTAAGAAAACAATCGTTTCAAAGGATAGTGGTGCGACAGTTAGAACACACAAGATTGTGTTAGGAAAATGGGGACAAAATACGTATAAGCATCTGTTAGTGCCAGTTAAAGGTTATGAAAAGGTGCATTTGGTTGCAAACCCAACAGAAGGCTTTGAATATACATTCCTTGTTGACGACGAAAACTTACAACAGACAAAAACAGCTCCGACATTTGCAAAGAACTATAAAAGTGAGGTAAAAGCGAAAGCAGGTGAGGATATTTTTGTTGATGTTCCAGTTGATGCAGATTACCTGTATGTGTTATTCTATTATGAATTTTACACACCGAAAAACAAAATGGAGCCGTCATTGATTGAACTTATCAAGGAGGGCGATTTTGAGGGACTAAAAAAGGGAAACTCAACAAGCTACAATGACGGAAAATCTGTTGTAACTCTCGGAAGTTCATTGTCACAATGCGGACAGGAGTTTAAGACACTCTCTTGGGTCGAGCGTGTCAATGACCTTGTTGATATTAACATAGTTAACTCTGCAAGGAGTGGTGGAAATCTTGAAACTAATATCGACTGTGTATCTAATGGTGACCTGATTTACTATGATAGTGTAAAGACAAAGATAGTTGTTTCGAGGAAATGTTATTGGTCTTTCAAGCCGTCATATTTCCTCTGGGGCAATGCAGCAAACGGAACACCAGCAGGCGGTCTTAATCTATATAATCAATTGAAGAAAGCGTATGCTGTGACAAGGCAGCACGGCGCACAGATGATACTCGGAGGTGAAGATGCCTCACTAATAGGTCAGTACGAAAACAATAACCATTTGCCACTGTTGGGTGGCGCAAAAGCTTATGATGCTTGTATTAAGTCTTTTGCGAAAGACTTTAATGTACTTGTTTCTCCTATTAGTGTCGTTCATGACAAGTTAACACATAGTGCAAGTTATGGTGATTTGGTGTATAAGGGAACTGTTGAGAAGTTTATGGGTGTTCATGGCGGTTACAGATGTTCTTCGCCTTTCCTTATGCACGCAGACCTGTTGGGCAGATTACCACTATCAAAGAGTATCAAGGCTTACAAGGTGCGTGAAACGTACAAGAACGGAAGTCCGTCTGTTACAGACTTGGTATACCAAGGTAACGAGGAGCGTTTGAAGTTCTTTAGAGGTCTTATGCCCGGAACGAATGGAATAACGCCTGTTCAGAAGATTGATAATATGGATAATGGAAGTCACTCGGTGCCAGAAACAGCTATCGCAATGACAGATAGAGTGTATGACAGCGAAACTTATCATTTCCTTAATGGTGATGAAGTTACATTCTACAAGTGGGCTTTGTTTGAAGCTATCCTCGAGCAAGTGTTGATTGATAAGTTTACTTTCAGCGTAATTTCGTCAAAACGTCCGACAGGTGTTTATTACGCTGTCATTAATGAGGGTGTAACAGAATGGAAGTCAGCTAACTTTGACTATTCTGATGGTGTTGTGTCATTCACTGCTAACGATGAAGATAGCGTTATTGATGTTTCGACACAAGATTTCCGTAAGAAGCACATCTTGCAAGATTACGACAAGGTTCGTATCCTTGTAAACTATGCAGACGAGGAAAGTTGGACGATGGCAAAACCTGTTGTAAGTGGGTATAATGGTGCCGCGAAGTCTGTTCAAGGTGTAGAGAATAAGTTGCGTAAGTTTGGCACAGAACTTATGGATAAGACAAGCGTTGAAAGCGGTTGGACGTTCGGAGGTGGCGCAAGTGTAAAGGCTTTCCCTGCTTCAATGGCGAATTATACACGTTACAACGATGTGAAGAAGCACATACAGCTTGAAGTTGACGGTGATAGTTGTAGTAAAACTATCACTATCGAAAAAGGAGTCTCAAGGGTTGCCGTGCGTGTTGTCACTCAAATGTTTCCTAAGTATGCGACAAAACGCTTCGTTGGTACGGAAGATGAAAACTCAGAATATGTAGACGCAACACAAGCAACAGTTCGCCCTGCGGACTATAATTGCGGAAAGTTGATTGTAACATTGAATAAGTCTGCTGTTCAACACGCTATAATCGACAATGGTTGGTCTGAAAGCTACTTTGAGTTTGATGTTGACAGTTCTGAGTCAGAGATTAGCATTAAGATTGAGCGTGATACGTTAGTCGAC